GCAGAAGTCGAGCCTAAAAAAAAGGCCAATGACTTGCGACCTTTGCGCAAATTGCAATCACGACAGCTGGTGAGCAGGTTATCCAATTCATCACCTCCACCATCTACCTTGGCTACCACATGATCCACTTGGTTAGCATCCTCAGCTCCACAATACTGGCAGATTCGATTGTCTCTGGCCAATACTTTAAGCCGTTGTTTCTTGAATTGACTGGTGTTGTTCTTATGTCTTAATGCCATCCGTACTTCCTCCAATGATCTAAGGCCAATGCAATGGATCCGTATCTATTGTAGGCATACGAGATACACCATTGCACCTGTTGTTTATAGTTTGCCTTGGCCATGTATTTACTACGCCCCTGGCACAACCCATGGTGTGAGCCATTACGACTATGCACATTCCACTGACTCTCTTTATCCCATAGCACTAAAGCTGCTGAGAATTCTAATGGTGTCAGCAAATGACCAGCATATGACTGGATTGTTTTAAGATCTGTTGCACTTGCTTCAGGGCTGCCAAGCAATAGACATAGCCCTGCCAATAGATGCACAACACACCGCCGGGCTATCCCTACCGGGCCCTGCCGTGCGCTATGCATCGTACCGATTGAGTCAAGCACCAGCGTGAATCTTGGGCGTTTCCCACAGATTTAGCACCCTGTGGATAACTCCTGTGGATAACTATCGAATGATTAACCATATCATCAGGATACCAAGGACAGCTTCAATTATTACCAAAATGCGAATAATTTTAGCCTTATTCATATTTGAGCCTCCAGTAAGCACACGCCCATGTTGCCGCACCTGGTGCATTGAAGCACCTTCACATGATCCGGCATATTATCGGTAATGATGCGCTCAACTTGTACGGTCACACGCTTGCATTTACGGCATTCAAATTCAATGCTCATTTGCAATACACGCAAAGCCATAGCACAGTTTCTCCATGCTCATTGTAAGCAATGCCACCTTGCGGAAATTGGTAGGTATTGCAGCCATCACACAAAATTTCACCCGTTGGCTTAGTTGTTTGAGATCCATCCGTGTGAATGGTCGTAGCAACGCCATTGCGCATAAAAGTGATTTCACCCATTTTCGTAGTGTTCCATATCGGAATCACATGCTTCCATAAACATCTGGGCAAAAGTCTCCATGCACGCTTGAATAAGTTTGTCTCCAGGGCTTTCGCTATCACATTCAAACATTTCAAACCATTTGCCTGTTATATAAAGCATTTGTGTTATTTGTCGCCCAATTGCATGATCGGTGAAATTGTCATAATCCTTGCCCTCGGGAATTGCATTTGTGGCAGAAACGCTATCTTTTGCGGAATCATAATGAGATCTCAAAATATCGTAAGCGACAGAACGAAAAGTTGTTACAGCTTGATCCATTATTTCACCGCAGCAATCTTAGGCATCCATTTACCCTCGGAATTAAGGGCAAACCAATTCATCTCACACTGTTGTTTTGTGTCATATGAGGTGCATCGCATGCCGTAGTAAGCACGGCCATTCTTTTCACCTTCCAAAACCGTTCTTTCCCCATGCTTGCAATGCCAGGCATCAAAGACATCTGCAACTGGTGCAGCCGTTGCCCATGGATCATATTGTTCTTGTTCCGTTTCCTTGATTTTTGTCACTGTTGCCTTGGGTGCTTGTTGCCTAGCTTTGATTTCGTCAGCACTAGCAATTTTTTTTGAAGCTAATCCCACTGCAATGGCACATCTTCCCCAGGCACTTGTCTCAGCATTCATGAGCTCACTGCCCTTTGTGTATGGAGTGCGCCCTGGTACTTCCTCCCAAGCACATGCAATGGCAGGGCATGGGTCAAATGGATCACGATAAAACGCGGCAGTGTAGGCAATATATGTTATGCCCCCAATTTCAACAATCTTAAACGGTTCATTGAGGTTGGCCGGTCTAAATACGCCTTCAGGGTAAATCTCTTTGGTCTTGCGCATGCGCTCGGCCACATCCACATAATCATCCATATTGAAGCTCATAACATCATCCCTTCATCTACTGCACGCCAAATGGTGCATTCATTGCCGTTTTGGTTTTTTCTAGTAAGCCCGGAATCAATGATGAATCCCTGTGTTTCCAGTGACTTACGCAATGGCCTGACTGAATTGCCTGGAATGGACAATGTGGCCTCAATTTCATAATCGGTTACTCCACGCAAACCTGCTCGCATGAGCAGCTCATAAATCTTCAGGCGCAATGACCCAGTTTCAGGATACTTGCGCATTGCAGCATCTATAGATGTGCGCTTGGCGTTGCGTGCAATGATCACGGCGTTATCGGATACTGTTGGATGCTTCACGCTTGCCCACTGCCTTTCCCAAATCAAATCCGGCACTATGGCCTTGATCCAAGCCAATTTCTTTGCCAAGCAAATAGCCTGCCGTCATGGGCAAACCCAGGACAATAATGGATCCAATAAAGACACCCACATCAGATAGTGATTGAATAAAGTTCATCATTTTGAACCCTCGCTTTCCATCTTCCAAAAGGTTTGAATTGTTTTATCCATATCAAAACGGTAATGACCGCCAAGGGGCTTATATGCTTCAATTTTGCGCTCACGCACTAAACGGCGCAAGGTGCCAGGTGTAATCTCCAAAATGGATGCCATTTCGGTTGTGCTTAGGTATTCAGGCTCCATCATTAGTTCTCCCAAGATCCGGCGTAATTGGTCAAAATCACAACTTCAGCCGTGCCAATATCAAATGCAGCTTGATGAGGTTCTGCAATAGATTTCAAAAACGCTGCTGCCAAAATGTAGTCGGTATAAGTATCAACCCAATGAGCATAAGCCCAATCAAATGTAACTTCCTCATCATGAATTAATGGCTCAAAACGACCCACTTTATTTGTCCAAGATTTACCCCATTGCATTGAGGTTGTGGTGAGGTGTTCAAAATCGTTCTTGGTCAGCTCTAAAGTTATTTTCATGACTGGCCCATTTTCTTGAATTGAGCATCAATCTCGTTGATTGTGTATTGCTCGCATGTATCGCACATGCAGTCAGCCGCAGCTTGAAACGCCTTGGATTGCTTGCTTAACTGGTCACTTATTTCAATGTATAAATCTGCCATTCTTGACATGTGAGGCCCTTCGTCTAAATCGCTTGGTTGCGATAAAGCAACTATAAACGATATGGACGAGATAAACAATATCAACGACCTTCGGCGTGTCTAACGCTCCAACAGGAGGGTGTAAATATGGTCTAGGCGGGCTTCCAACCTATTGACCTGCTCTTTCAGGCTTGTACCGTTGGCCTTGGGCCCTATTTCGGCCATGATTGAGCGCACTATAAATTTAACGGCAGCGTATAGTCCAGACAGAATCGCCATTACGCCTACGATAACGGCGACCCATGCCTGGATTCCCATCTTACTTCTTGCCTACTGTGATGGCCGCATCCTTAGGGTCAATGGCACGCAAGATTGGGGCGATAAAACCTGTAACCAATGCATTGACCAAAACCTTTGGATCAGTGATTCCGGATAGATAAAGGGCTGCCACTGATGCCAGTGCAGCTCGAAGATACGACAAGGCCGCCGCTTTGAATTGTGGGTTCATTTGTTTTCTCCTTGTATTTTCTTAATTAATGCCTCCGCTTTGGCTGCATTAATGCTTATTTCAAAATGCATTTCGTCTTTGCGGTGTTTGTAGTCACCGCCCCAAATGCATCCATATTTGTGGGCCAATGCTCTAATCATGGGAACCTTTAATGGGTCAAATGTATTAATCTGCCCCAAGGGATGCTTGGAGGCATTTAGATCCAAAGCCGTGCCGGATGAATGATTGCTCAGCTTTGTAATTTCTCCTCTGATGGGACGGTAACAATATCCCCAATCGTCAAGTGAGCCGACATCAAGCGGCTCAATCAGCGCATGAAATTCAGCAGCTAGTCCAATGAGCAATGGTGCAACCGCTTCAGCACAACGCAGTTTGATTGCCGTGCCTGGAACCTCGAAGCTCTTAATCCCTAAATCTTTTGGATCCTTGGATGCAGGCCAACCATTGGCACTACTCTCCATCAATTCGCATCATCTCAGTCAAGTGTTCCACTTATAGCCCAAGTGCTTTCAAGTCTTCAGCAGTCAAGCCAAGTGCAGCAAGTTTTGCCTGTGCAGTAACTTTGGCTTCTTCTGCTTCGGCAATTTTGGCAAGTTTTGCTAAGCGGTTTTCAGCCCACTCTGCAATCCTTTCCTCATATTGTGCAGGTGTTAAATCCACATAGCCCTGCTCATCGTTGCCTTCTTTTAAGCCGTCAGGATTTTCTGCTCGGATTATTTCAATCATTTCATTTTTAGTAGTCATTAGTTAGCCAATCCATATACTGCGTAGCGTCCAGTGATATTTACAGATGAACCTTTTATTAAAAAACCGTCATAAGTTTGACCAACATTTATCACGCCAGCAAAAACACTTGCTGCTTGAACATCCGCATCAATACCGTTTCCATACCAAGTTGCTCTTTCGCTTGTATTTCCTACTTGGTCAAAATACATTGTGAGAACAGTTGGTGTTCCACTTGTTGAAATTGAAGTAGAAAGTGTCGCTTGTGCCAAGTTTGTATAACCACCAGTGCCTAAAGAATTATTTCGATTATACATAAATTGGGAACCCAAGTAATTAGACCCAGTTTGAGTTGTTCCGCCGTATCTCATTTGCATCAATAAATCGTCGGCTGCAACAGAAACACTAAACAGGCTTAAAATAACCATATAAGACTTATAGGTACTAGAAAATACGCTATCAATGGTGACTGATGCTGAGTTTGTAAAAGTCGAAGAAGTAATTTTTGTTAATGCTCCACTAGAAGCCGTAGCCCATTTCAAGCCTGTTGCAGCGGTACTATCCGCCACAAGTATTTGGCCGTTTGTGCCTACTGCTAGCCGATCATTGGTTGTTGAGTAAGTGTATAAATCGCCCTTGGTTGTCAATGGACTATCGGCAGCATCTGATGCAAAGAATATGGCCGCACTAGCGGAATTGAAATAAAGTGTTCCAGCATCATATTGTTTCAAAATAAGGGTTGCGCTTGTGCTTACTGTTGCCGTTCCTGCTGTAATTGTACAAACGCCCGCACCCACATTTTGAATTTGCACACTATCGCCTGCACTAAATAAAGCCGTATTGACAGTGATAGTTGTTGATCCGGCAGCGTTCATTTGAACGACTGTTCCAGCATCGGCAGCTACTAAAACATAGCTTGTCGTTTTTGCCGTTGTTGATCCACCACCCATCGCCGTTTGCTGCAAACTGGTCATTTGCGCGGCGGTCAAGACTTGACCGGTTGTGAAAGTTTGCTTTGCCATTGTTCCCCCTTAGTAACTCAAAACGCCCTGGTCAAGTATGCCCCAGAGTACGCTATCTAGAATGAGCCCATCAATTATGGGTTCAAGTGTCGTCATTTTAACTCGCCAAGAATTTGGACTGATTTCCATAGCTTTGCCAAAGACTTGAAGAGTTTTGGTCAGTGTCGTTGATCCAGGTTGGTTAGTTGTGATGGTTACTGGGTCAAAATAATCAAGGTCCAAAGCTGCAATAATTCCGGCATCATAGTTGGCCGTGTATAAATCTAACTGAATTTCATCACACCTGACAGATGTTTCAGCCCTGGAAGCAACATATGCCTGAGCATAATTGAGGGCCGTTGCTGTGTCTTGCATGAGCAAATTTTGTTGATTGTAGGAATGCAAGAAATACTTGGCAATGCTTGCTGTATCTGAAGCCGTTTGTGTGGCCAATCCCGTGGCAGTGATGTTAGCTTCATTATAGACAAGCGTGTCATTTGTCACCCATACGGCGTTAAAATAATCAATGCCCGTTCCATTGTCATTAAAAATCACTGGGCTTGCGGCCACACTAGAGGCAGTGACAGAACGGTCTTGAAACACAAAACTGCCTGAAGCATCCACATAGAATGCGCCAAATTCAGTTGTCTCAATTGTTTGACAAGCTTGAAGCGCTGTTCTTGCCGTGCCTGGATCAACCTGGACCGTGGTGAGGCCCGAATCTATGTCCCTCATGGAAGTTGGCCAGGATATTTGGTCAAGCAAATTGTTGATTCTTGCACCGGTTAATTGACCCGCGCTAGTGCCCGCCACGGTAGAAATCTGAGCATTTTGAGCCAACCTGAATGCATCAACCGCCTGGATTGTCGTATAAACAACATCACCCACGCTTGATTGAGGTGTTGTCGAACTGTAGGAAGTGATGAATCCGCTAAAGATTGGATAAGTAACTGCGCCATAGGTGGCAGTTATTTGCACTTTACGCATCGGTGTGAGGAGCTGATAGTAAGGCCCCGCACTGTTCATTGGATTGAAATAACCATTCATGTCAACAATGCGCAATGAAAGTGTGCCAGTTTGAAATTGGTCTGCCTGAGCATTGCGCCCGCGCTTTGTATTGATTGAATCAACAACATCTGAAATATCCACAATAACGGAAGCTGCATCGGCAAGGATATTTGTATCTAATATGCCCTGGTCTAAAACCATTGCTTGCGCAAAACTGGGGCCTGTGCTGAAATTAATAAAAGCATTGATTGTTGGAATTGTCATGCCGGCAATGCCCCTGCGTAAGTTGTCAGATTGCCACGGCGTGCAATTTCATTGAGTGCCATTTGAACGGCATCAACAATGGTGTTTTCATCAGCCATGGATGGGCCTGTGTTGACCACCACTGAGTAAGCCGCCGCCGGGATTTGCCCCGCTCCAGCCCCCGCACCCCTACCGGATGCAGCAAGGCCACCGCCGCCAAAATTAGCCATTGCAGCTTGAGCAGCGCGTGCAGCTTCTTCGGCTGCGTATTTTGCCGCTAAAATTGCAAGGGCACTATTGGCAAATGCTTCAGCATTGGCTTTATTTTCAGCCTCAATTAAATCTGCCTGTGCATTAGCTCTAGCCGTAGCAGCAGCCACATATTCTGCTAATGCATCGGCTGAAGCCGCCAAGGCTGTTGCAATGGTAATTGGGTCAACAGAGTCATTAGGGACTTCACTTTTAGGAAAAAGACTATTTCCACCAGGGACCGTTCCACCAGGGACCGTTCCACCAGGGACCGTTCCACCAGGGACCGTTCCACCAGGGACCGTTCCACCAGGGACCGTTCCACCAGGGACCGTTCCACCAGGGACCGTTCCACCAGAATCCGTTCCACCAGGGACCGTTCCACCAGGGACCTTTTTGCCTGAAAACCCACCACCGGCACTGCCAGTGCTCTCACGCATATATTCAAGATTTGAAATCCATTTTATAATTGCACTGGATGCGCCCATGGTTGCTAAAGTGAGAATGTTAAGCGCATTTGCGGCGGCAAGTTCATCAGCTAGTTTTTGAGATTGGGCTTTTACCAATGCATCATTAGCAGCTTGGGCAGTTTTGCCAGTCTCATCAAGAATGGCAATTTGAGCTCGAATGCGTGCCTTTGTTTCCTCATCAGTAGCTTGATTTAAAGCCGCATTCAAACCAATGCGTTCTAAATCAAACTTTTTCTTTAGTTCGTCTAGAGCCGCTTGATCCTTCTTCATTTGTTGTTCTTCTTTAGTCGCCTTGTTCTTGGCTAAAAGGTCAAGATATTCTTGGCGTTTTTGGAGCTGAAGTTTTTTATTGAATGCTACTGCTGCTGCTCGTTCTCCTGGACTTTGTTGGCCATACCCGGTCTTCACCTTAGATTGACCCATTCGCATTAATGTGCCCAAAGGCCCAGCAGATAGCGAATCACCGGCAGTTCTAACAATGGCGTTAACTAAAGGAATTGATTTTAGTTTGCCTGCAAGAATGCCAATTCCACGAATAACATCCGCGGTGTTTTGCGCCAAAGTCTCCATAGCATCAGCTGTGTCTTGGACACTATTTGAGTCACCTAATTGAGAAAGGGCATCAAGCAAACCTTTGCCAATAATTTCTTTTACATTTGCTGAAGCAACACCAAGCTTGGCCATTTGACCTGAATAGCCAGTCATTGCAGTCAAAGCTGAACCCTTGTATTTTGCGGTTAATTCAGCCGTAATTTTGTTCATATCGCCGGTGGCCAAAGTAGCCTTGGAGACTGCTCCACCCATCTTGGCTAGTGCAGTTGTGTTCCCTTGGAAACCCTTGGCCAATGCGGTACTCACCGCGCTTAAATCCTTGCCGGTGTTCGCACTTATATCCAAAGCAAGGTTTAAAGCATCCTGAGATTTAGTCACATCGCCGGTGGCGGTAAGCAAAATCTGTAAAGCCGGCCTTAAATTATCATCAAGCACGCCTGTTGTTTTTTGAAGTTTGCCAATGAAATCTTCCACACCCGTGGCAGCGTATTGAGCACCAACATTTTTAAGTGTGTTTGAAAGGGATCGTGCGGCCTTTTCGTCTGCCGCAAAAGCCATGACTGATGCTTTACCAAATTGCAAAACTTTTCGAGCAGCAAAAACACCAGCAAAAGTCTTGCCTAAATTTTTAACCGTCTTATCAAATGCGCTTATATGTTTTTTAGCTTGATTTAAACCCTTTGGGTCATACCGTGTAGTTGCGCTAACTAATAAATTTGGCATTATGAGGCCAACTTATAGCCGGATTGATTGCCCGCACCACCTGAAGCGTTGAATATCTTGACGGCTTTATCAATTGCAGTGGTCACGGCCAAGGTTGCTTTCCCTTGGTCTTGCTCCCAAGCCTTGAATATCAAACGGCCGCGCTCTTTGTCTTTACCGTAAAGGCTGCCCATGGCTCCGATAAATAATTCACCGGCCCTTGGGTTGTTGGATCTACCTTGTTGACCGGATTGAACACGGCCCGCAGTCTCATAGATTGCGCCGGCTGCCGAATTGTTGCGCACATAATACTGAGCCCGATAGCCCTGACGATTTTGAATGCTTTTGCCTTGACGGTACACAATGCCGGCTTTAACTTCAGCAGTGTCAAAAAGAGGAAATTTGCGTACTCTGCCACTGGTGTTAAATACGGCTTGGCTCTGTACCTTGCCACGCTTTTCCCAGCCTGAAAGATATGTCGGAAATCCTAAAGGAACATCTCCACGGGCTTTATCACGAATTGTTATCATTGCAGCTTTGATTTCAACATTCATTTGTTTAGTCAAATCTCTATCAAATTTGCGCATGGCTTTCAAAGTAGGCTCAACGCCGGTTATGTTTAGTGGCACGGGCCTGCTCCTTTGCTCTGTCGCTTAACACCTGAAGTACCGCTTTAAACATTCGTTCATCTAGATCTAAAACTTCATTGGGGCTAATTTTCAGCTCCACCGCTAGTGAGGCCACTAGGTAGGTGAAACTGGCCCGTTCTATTTTTTTACTGGTTCATCATCCATTACTTCGACTGAAATTAATGTATTCAAAAATTCTTCGCCAAATGGTGGGATTACTTCAACACGGGATAAAGCATTGTGAGCCAACCAGTAAATATCACTTTGGCGCTCTTCATCACGAAATTGCTTGTGAATTCCTTTGCCTGTGAACTTTTCGAATGCGTACTCAACCACAGGGGTAATCGGAACGACGACATCCCCTGAGGCCCTGGTGATTTTTAAGCGTGCCATTATTGCTCCTTAGTAAGCGACTGATGTTGAAACTGTGACGGTTGTATTTACGGTAAATGAGATGCTAGATGAGGCTTCATCGCCAACCCCGCCTGTGCCAATAGGTGTGAGGTTATTGACAAAAATTGAAAATTGATATGTTGGATTTGTTGCGCTCACTGCTGTTCCCTTGACTGTAATCATTGAAACGGCCAATGTTGTGCCAAAGGCTGCATTCAATGTTGTCATGACTGCTGATGCAGCCCAGTCATTAAAGAAATCAATTTGCAGAGTTGCAGATTGCAATCCGGCTACCACCTTGTGTGCAGAATCGCCCATGGTTGTGACCTCCAGCTCATCAACGATTTGCGTCAAAGTAACTGCGCTGACATAACTTGAAATGTCAATGGATGGAACTGTTGGCGCGGCTGCGGTTGCAAGTTTCACGCCAACATTGTTGTTTAAGTAAATTGCCATGCTTTATTCCTCTGTTTCTGTTGTCGTTGGCTTCGCAGCCTTTGTGTCTTTGATCTGGCCGACTTTGACAAGCCAAGCCAAATTCTCTGCGTTTGTTTCGCTCATTTTATCTCCTATGACCAAGTGGTGAGAACTGTAATACTGAAATCCGAAGTGAGCATGGGCCCACTCGGTGCATCCAACACTGAAGGAGCTGATGCACCGGTTATGTTGAACACTAATGTTGATGAGGCTAGTTTGTTAAACACGGCCACAATCGTGCTTTCAATGCCGTTCAAATTTCCCTGGTTATCGAGATACGGCACGGTCATGATAATTTTGAAGTTTGCCATGCAAGCAATTGATGCTTGTGAGTTATTTGATGGAACTAAATAAGGGTCACTGGGCGCAACTATCACTGAATTGGCAAGAATTACTGGGGGCGGGAAACTGAAAGTGCTCCACACACCGGCATTGGCTAATGCCGTTGCTATCGTTGTGCGAAGTGTTGTCAGTGCTACTGGTGGCATCTTTCATCCGACCATTCCTGCGGGTGACAAATACGGAGCTAACAAACCCCTGATGGATGCCATAAGTGTGTTTGACATTTTGAAGGGGCTCGGAGCATATCCATCAACACCCATCCCGCCGTTTTGTGTAGCTTGTCGGGATTGCCAAATGTTTGTTGCCAATATCAATGATGCAGACCGAATGGCCGCAGTGTTTGCATAACTGGCAGTTTTATCATCTGGCCCTGCCATTAAACCATAAGGTTGAACCAAATGAATTGGATCATCGGCAGCTACATTAGCAAATTGAATGTATTGGTATCCAAGGGGATAAACCCAACGGCTTGGCAAATATGGCGCACTTATAGATGATGGATAAGGGCTTGTGCTTGTAATCGTTTTGACACCGTTATATCCGGAGCCCGACCCTGTAATGGTAATCAACTGACCAACGACAAATTGTGCAGGATTAGCAATGATGCATGTTGCAACATTTGCAGAACGCCCCGTTGCCACAATTGGCGCAGTGTTAAACCAGAGAAATGAATTGATGAGATCTTGCGCAGTTTGGCAACATTCTTCCACTGTCGCATCGGTGTATAAAGTGCCAATGCCAAGTGAATCACGCAATTCTTGCATTGTTGTGTAAGTCGCGGCCATCATCATCCTCTCTTTGATAAGGCTTGCAGAGCCAGGGCCTCCTAGCCCTGCAAGCGGCTTAGGGTTTTATCAGGTTAGGTTATAGCGTTGCAGACCACCGGAAACAAGTGTCTTTGTTGCAAAATAACCATAAAGCATTGTTGAAATTTCACCAGTGGCAACAACATTGACAGAAAGTGTCAATTTTGGTGATTCATAAATTGCAATGCTCATTGGATTAACAATGAATGCGCAATCATCAATTGTTGTGCTGACCATATTCTGATCAACCCAGAGATCCAAGCCCATCATATCTCCGCGCAATCCGCGTGGTGTTGATTGGCCATTGGCGTTCATTGGGCTTGCTGCATTAAATATGCTGCGCCCTGTTGTGTCCAAACTTCCGATTAATAATGACCAAACGGAAGTTCCTGCAATAAATGCTGTTGCAGTTTCTCCGCTTGCTGCATAAACGGCTGGTGCAGCTTGTGCAACATATGCCTGAAGTCCTGCAATTGTTGCAGCTTGTGTTGATGCTTGTGTTCCACCTGAAACAATTTCTGCAATTACTGCTGCATCAGATGCCTTAGCGTAGGCTCGCAAACAATTCTCGTACATTGCAGAATAAAAACTTGGATCTGATCTGTCGAGGAGCTCAGTGCTGTAAATCTGGGTGCCGGCCAGTTTGACCACTGTGGCATTTACATAGGAGCTGACAATCTGAGTAGCAGCAGTAGATGCGCCTTCAGCAACTGTTCCAATTGTTGCGTTAGTAGTAATTTTTGGATGTGAAACTGTCATTCCTGATGGTGCTAATGCGCGTGCTCCACCTAATGCATCAATTGTTGGGCGTGACATAACTGATGTGTCAATAACACTTGAAACATATTGAACCGGCGAAAATGCAGGATTAGTCGTGAAGCTGTCGTTAGCTGCCTGAATTTTTTGTGCTTGTGCATCTGCTGCACGGATATAATCGCGTGATGTGTCATTGCCCATCTTCGCTTTGATTGCATGTTCAAGATATTGCGCTTGTGTCTTAATTGGTGAGCGTACTTCGCCTACCAAATAAGATGCTGAAACAACTGGGCGTGAGGCTTCTACAACGGGAGCCTCTGCCGCAGTTTCTGGGGCTGTATCGTCTGGGGCTGTCGTCATGACTGCCTCGCTTTCTTTTGTTGGGTTGGTTGTTTCTTGCTCCGCTTCACTTTCGCTCGCGGCAACTTTTGTGACCACTGCATTTTCAAATGCAGGCGTTGTTACCAAACTCACTTCAACCAGTTTGGCGGCGGTCACTAGGAGGTAATCGTCTTTGGGTAGCGATGAAATGACTTCAACGCCAACGGATAGCCCACTGACTAGATCCTCCGCAGCTAAGGTCAAATAATCTGATCCTTTGCTGCTGCTAGAAATTTTGAATTGGCCATAAATAAAATTGCCATCATTGCTAAAGGATTGAGCACGGCCAATCGGATTGTTTGGCTCATGTTGCGCAAGCAACTTAATTTTGCCCGGTGATGGAATCTGAATTGATCCCTGCTCAAATACAACAGGGCCTGCCGATGTCTGACCTGTTGCCCCGTATTCCATGATTTTGCCAGAAATAATCCGGCGTTCGCTATCAGCCGCCTGGATGGGCGTGCTAAAGGTTAGCTTCATGATGCATCTCCGTTCGGTGATAAATCTTCCATCATTTTGGCTTGATCCAAAGTGATTAAATTCAATTGCAACATTTTTTCAATAACTGCTAGGCGTGCCGTTGCATCTGCACGCAAGAATGTTTCATCACTGGCAAAGCGCACCACATTGTTGGCATTGGTGATGTCATTCATGCTGAGGCGATCCTCAATGGCGCAAACATAAGGAGCCAATGTGTATGCATAAAATTCTTTGCGTGCATCCAGAACATTTTGATATGTATGACTTTTATTGGCATCACTTGACGCCATGTATGCCGGAACATTCATAAGTCTGCAAATTTCCGTAGAAAATTCTTGTTTGGCTTCCGCGTACATCATGTCTTTAGGTGAAAATGATGTTGTTTGATAATCCAAAGTGCTGGTGAGAAATGCAGTGCCACGCGAATTTCTAGCAGCTTTCCAACTTGCAAGAATTCCTTGCACTTGTGCTTCAGGAAGATCAGCCCCGGAATTCTTGATGAAGCCAGACGGAATTGGAGTTTGGGCAGCAATAGCAGCAGCCTTTTCCAAATCTAAAGCTGCACGGATTGTGCGGCCTCCGGTTGCCAGAATTCCAGGTTGAAGTGATTGGAATGTAATTAAACTTCCGATTCCGTTTTGTGGTCGGATTTCATTATCAACGGTGTAATACTCAACTTCAGTGTTGCGTGCATTAAGTTTAGGTGTGACACGCTCATTTGCAACCCATGCAAAGCGTGCCGGCCTGCCATCATCAGAATAGGTAGCGGTTACTTCCCAATACGCAATTTGATAAAACAATAACGATTGAACCGTGTAAGCAATTGTGACTGATCGCGGTTGGCGAATATCTGGTTGTTCTAACCAAACTGGTAAACCTAATTCTTCACCGGTTGTTTTGTTATACAATTCCAATGGAATTCCGGCAATGGTTCCGCATATCAATTGTCTGCATTTTGAAACTGTGGGAACTTGCATGGCGGAATTTAGATCAATGCCGGCGTAATCAAATCCCATTCCATAATCACTCCATGCGCCAACACCATAACCATTATTCATTACGGCAGGGTTATATTGGTTTTTTAACAGCTCAGTATCATCTTTGACTAAACGCAATGCCGACAAAATACCCATAGCGGGATAATAGCCCTATAACACCTAAAACGGACATTTAAGGCATTTGGTATTTAGCGGCGTGTCTAACCTGCCACAATCATGGGTGTGGAAACTGGTTCCTGCATTTTGTGAATAATCATTGCCAAAGCGATTGGCCCTGAAATATCGCCCGCGCTGGCACGCCTGACCAATCTCCATCCAGAATCATTGGTTTTAGCTGCACAGGCATTCATCTGATCATCAAGTGATTGTTGCCCCATATGCACAACGCGATTATTGACAATGGCATCTAGCAAATCCCCTGATGCCTGGTAAAACGCGGTTCCTGACACATCAATCATCCGGCATCCACTTGCAGCCAATCGAGCTGCAATGCTGGCCGTGGAATAGTGGTCAAACATAATCATGCGCGGGTAATACTTATCCACCCACTTGGTTTTGATGTCGGCTGCTATTTGCAGCTCATCAACGGCCGTGTCTGAACGCCACTGATCCATAATACCAACGCCAATTTTGCCATTAGGCAGATATTGACCTGCAACCAGGGTCGCCGTGCGTTTTGATATTGCCACATCAAATGCAAAAAATGTGTCCGGGCCAACAGGCATTAAAAGGCTGCTATCGGCGCACGACTCCCAAGATCCGATTGGCCAGGGGCTGCTCAATGACGAAACCCACATGCACATATGTTCGGGCAAAAATTTTTCCATGGGCATTACTGACAATGCTTCCTCTAAACCAGATTCCGTGATGGTGATGCCAAGACTGGGATTACTCATTGCCCAAGCGCTGCGATCCGTTGGCTTTGCATGTTGAGGGGCCGAATACTCATACCATCCCAAAGTCGGTGAGGGATATGAAAGGGCCTTATCGCGCAGATCATTAAGCACATGGCTAAATGCATCACCGGCATTGCTGCACACATATGTTTGTGCCTGGTTGCCCATGGCAATGGTGATTGGTTTAGCTGCTGCCCAGGCTTCCTCGGATATGTATCGCAGCTCATCCACAAACAATAAATTGGCCGATTTACCGCGTGCGCCATCAGATGTTCCGGCCACAATTTCATAACGAGCTCCATTGAGCAGATCCAAATGCTCCTTGCCATTGCCACGATAACCAACCTCACCGCGATTGAGTTTGACCTGACTTCGCAAAAATTCATTAGCTTCAATGATGGAGCAAACCTTGCGAAATGTATCTTCGGCCATGCCTCGCTTGGACGACATTGCCACAACCGACTTTTCCCCAAGCACGAACAAGCCAAAAAGTATCCTGAGAGCAATAAGCATAGTTTTGCCGTTTTGACGACTAAGAATGACGGCCACGGTCTTTCGCTTGAAGGATCCGTCACTGGCGGTGGTTAGAAAATCATTGCTGATGTATTTCTGCCAGGGAAATAATGGATACCCACATTTTTCCGCAAATTCTGCAAATTCAGCTCCCCTAGATTTACCTTTCAAAGGAATGCTCATGATCCGTGGTTTAACCGCCCCAGTGAGGCTTTTTTTCTTTGCCCCAGTTTTGCGCGGTTTCGGATTGGCTGTAACTAACTCCACGATGGCCTTGCCTGACCTTCAAAGGGCCCCACAAGGCCCGAACTGGCTCGAACCGGAGAGAGAGGGTCGGGAAAGACAGGGGGGGTCGCCGTGCTATTAAAAAAACGGCCACCCTTAGCGCGGTTACATGACTTACACATGCTTTGTAAATTGTCTGGACTCCACATGTCACCGCCTTTTACACGTGGCACTATAA